CTTGATTTTATAAAAATCAAGCTAAGAGAAATAATTTAAGACAAGTATTTAATTACTTGAAAGAAATTTATACTCTTAATAATTCTCTTTTAGTTTCAGGGGATTATATCCCTAAATTGCGTATTGCAACTGACACTAAAGGAAGACCTATGTTAATTCCTGTTCGCTTAAGAAATAAATATCTTACAGACAGGAAGACATTTGTATTAGTACAAACTATTCTATGTGTTCATCGTCTTATTAAATGATGACCTGATATATCTTTTGATACTATCATTTCGCCATTTAATGGTAGTGATAAAACATTACCTCTTAGCAAATTAATTCGTGCTAAGAAAAACATTTTGAAGCATAGTAGTTTAAATGTTAGAAATTTAGATAAGTTTAGATTCAACCTCGGGCCCATAAAAGGACTCGTTATGGAAGCATCTTCACCTAATGGTAAACGTGCATGATTAAATTCCGTAGCAGATGCTTTCGCATTCTATTACGATTTAAAATATTTGTACGTTTATTGTAAATTTCTTATACATAACAATGCATATCTGATATTAATAGGTTTATTAATTGTTCTAACTTTAGGATTACCTTTCCATTTATTGGAAGTAATTTCGCATTATTTAAATGTGAGATACTTTGGTTGTAAAACCACTGACGGAGCCTTTAACGGCTACCGTTATCCCTTATTTGGAAGACTTACATCTGTTTTAAATGTAAGTGGTAAAAATAGAGTTATAGCATTAACAAACTATTGAATTCAAATTGCTTTGGCACCTTTACATAATTCAATTTTTGAATTATTAAAGTCTTTGAAGACTGATGGGACATTTAACCAAATGGCTCCAATAAATAATCTTTTAAAAGAAAAAGAAAGTATTGAAACCTTTTATTCTTTTGATTTGTCAGCGGCAACCGATCGGTTACCTCTACAACTTCAAACAAGAATACTTGGTTTATTCTTAGGAAAAGAATATGCTAGTCTTTGAGAATCATTAATCTCTATTGATTTTAATGGAATTAAATATGCAGTTGGTCAACCTATGGGTTGCTACTCGTCATGAGCGATGCTTGCATTAACACATCATATGATTGTTAACGTAGCATCTCCAAGTCAGCTTTATGCTGTTCTTGGTGATGATGTTGTAGTTACCGATAGCCATAAAGATAATTATTTATCTATTATGGATCAACTTGGTGTAGGAATTACACTTAGTAAATCTATTATAAGTTCAACTTATTTAGAATTTGCAAAGAAAGTGATTTCTTCGGATGGTCAGTCTTGATCTCCAATCGGTCCAGGTTTAATCCTGAACGTTTGTAGAGACAGATTAACAATCCCTATGGCTTTAAGCGATTTAGTTTTCACTAGAATACATTATATTGATGATGCTCTGAAAGTTCTAGAAAGAAATTTTCCAAGAATAAGAAAAGATCTTTCTTTTGTTCTTTTTAGCTTATTTGGACCAAGAGGTTTAATCAACAGAAATCATCACGTCGCACTAAATAGTGGGATAAGATGACTTTCTGAAGATAATAATATCTCCAAGTCTACTACTGAATATATGATGCAATTAGGATTGTTATCCTTATGCGTCTTAAAATTTCGTAGTAATAAAGCTAGAGCCAAAGCCAATCTGAACGATAATTATTATATTAGATATAATATGTATGTATCAAGATTTGGTGAACGTGCGTACTTTCATAGCGCACTGGCTTGATTTACACCTACTGCATGATTAATGATTAATCAATGCATAGATGATTACTTCAAGACAGAACTTCCTAAACATGACGCCCCGGATGTTAATAAATCTATCGAATATCTTCGAAGTTTAAACATAGAAACGTATGGTACATTGTCTTTCTCTGATCGTAAAATATTGAGAAAATCTTTTAAAGATATTTCTCATTCTTTTGCTTACAGATGCAAACAATACAGTCATTTGATTAATAACTATGAATAGATTGATATCTACAATTAGTCATCCTCAACATGAT